TTGCAGCTTGTTTCTTTTCTTTCTGAATCCTTCTTAAGAATGCATAGTATATAATTTGGGTTATATAGGCAAATGCATTTTGAGACTTTTCTGGGTTAAAGTTATTTATATATTGTAAACAGTTCTCAATACCATCACATATCATTTCATCCCTATAGGAATAATTAATAAAGTTTGGTTTAGTTGATAATCTGGTTGCAATCTTATAGATACATTCTCCAATGTATTCTGTTACTCTAGGTGGTTCTTCACCCTTTGCAATTGCATCTTTAACTGCCTTGTTGTGTTCTGCAATTGCAGCTGTGAACTCTTTGTTATTAACATAGTGTTCTGGTTTTGCTTTAGTCCTTTTAGTCATATATCTATTATCTCATTATATCGTTATTTGTCAAGTAAAAATAATTTATCTTTTTTGTCAAAAAAGACTTGACAGAAGTTAAATCTCATGCTACCCTAGATATGTATCGTGGGAAACAAGAGAATACATAATTAATGGAGTATCTTCTTTTTCTCCATTTGATGTTCATGTTCTAGTAATTCCAATTCTTCATCAAGTGATAACTCTTCTTCTGGTAAGAGTCTTTCTTTCATTAACTCAGTCATTCGTGAAAGTGTATCTGAACCTTTATCTAGTTCCTGTTTAGGAGACATGATATCTAGTCCTACTTCATCACGAAGTTGAATCCAGTCTTTACATGCTTTATCATAAAATTGTATAAATTTGTCATCGATGGTTGTTGTATACACAACCTCAGAAGCTGCAATAATTACTTTATTATCTCTAGTAAAAGGAACTAAAGGAGATAATTTTATTACTGACCCTCTACCTGTCATAGATGGAGTAAGACCGACATTACAAGGAAGAGTCATTTCAACTGTTCCACTGTCCTCTTTTACTTGTGTCATTGCAATGATGTCTTCACCATTTCTTAGTTTTATGTATCTGTATTGGTTCATAGCTTTATTGCAAGTAGTAGTAAAATTGCGATTAATAATATATTAGACATGAAGATTCCTATTGCTAAGATTGTATGATACCATATCCATCGTGTTTTGTATGCATTATCAATAGTCACTTCTTCTGGGTCTGGACTTTTCCAAGTATCGTCTGGTTTCTGACCCCATAATATATCATACCATTTCAAAACTTTACCTCATGTATTGTATATTTAAATTTTTCTTTACTATATGTATTTATTCGTTCTTTAAAGTGTCTAAGAGTATAATTCTCTTTCTTTTTATAACTTAAGTCATCTGCAATATCAAAAAGAGTTGCATTGACTTTATCTTTACTTGTTCTCAGAACCCTACCAATTGATTGTAATACACGAATCTTAGATTTACTAGGACTTGCAAACACAATGTTGTGTAGGTTCTTAATATTTATACCTGTAGAAAAAGTACCATACGATGCAATAATTACACATCCTTCTTCCTTTTCCATTAACTCTCTGACCTTTTCTCTATTGATTGTATCTGTTCCACCATAGATAAAAAATGATTTGATACCTGCTTTTTCAAATGCATCGTATATCTTTCTACCATGTTTATCCACATATTGAAATAATATTAATGTATTTCCTTTCTGACCTAATGTGAGGTTCTTTATAAATTGTGTTCTTTTTTCATTACCAGCAAGGAATTCCATTTCTCTAGGATAATCCATAGATACAACTTCTTTAGATACCTCTGGTGGATATTTTAATACTAAACACTGTATATCTAACTCTGCAAGAATACCTTCATCCATCAAATCACTAGAAGTAGTTACATAATGAGTAGGCCCAAACAATCCTTCCAATACTAACTTATGTGTTTGTGTATCATCTAATGTACCAGTCAATCCCCATCTATGACCAATATCTTTCATCTTCTCCATGATACCAGTAAGTACTTTTGCTTTGAATAGATGTGCCTCATCCCCAAACACTGCACCAAAACCATCGTAAAACGATTTCGGCATTTTTGATAAGGTCTGCCAAGTAGTTACTACTATATCGGTATCTCCTACCTTTGCACCACCATACATCTTATCAATAGGTTTGTCGTACCCATAGTCTGAAAAATCCTTTGACATTTGTTCTACTAGTGATGTTGTAGGTACAATTACTAGTACTTTCTTTTTATGCATAGATATGAAATGTCTTGCAATGCAATATATGATTGCAGACTTACCACTTGCAGTTGGAGATACTAACAATTGTCTTCTATACTTAATACCTCTTGTTACTGCATCCACTTGATAGTCTCTCAAAGGAAATCCCATGTTCAATCCATCGGTAAAGTCTGGATATTCTATATCAGTTTCCCACTGATAACCTTCCATGTTGTATTCTCGGTCTTTTGCAAATTGTTCTAATGCATAATATAAACCAACATACAACTTACCAGTAGTTTGTGCAAATAGTCTTATATTACCATCCCAATATTTGTTTCGTACAGATGGCATGAACTTTGCGCCAGGCACTGGGAAAGTAAAATAATCAGACAACTCTCTTTTGATAGATTCATCTGCATCTACCTTTATATGAGTATTGTCGATTTTGGTTATCTGAATGTCGGCCCTGCTATCCATCCTACTAAGGAATGTCTCCTACCATGTGTTACTGGTGTTACTCTGTGATATACAAAAGATGGAAATATGATTATACTTCCCTGTTCTCTTGCACTTTGTGGAGCTCTCATAACTGCCCTTTCTGGGTCATTTAGTGGATTTACTCCATATGCATCACACCATTCAAAATGTCCACCTTCATATTCATTTGGATGTGTAAGATTTACACTGTATGAAAGTTTTCTATATCCACCAATTCTTTCTTCTTTATTTGGGTCACCTTCACAATCTTCTTCTTTATAAGTTTCAAAGTGTCCATCACAATGCCAATGATAATGTTCGTCTGGTGCTTTATATATTGTAAACTGATATGTTTCATGAAAATTTAAATCAAACTTAAAAAAATCTGCATTAACATTTCTTACTATAGGTGTGATATGGTCAAATAATGTTTTACCATCCGATAAAGTTGCATCCCTATCTACCCACCCTACACCAGATTTACGAGTCTTATGTTCTTCGTGTCCTTCTTCACCACCACCTATTTGTCCAAAACCTAGTCTAGTTTCATTCAAACCTAATTCTATAATCTCATCACATATTTCTGGTGATATAGCACGAGATTGTACAATACAAGGTTCTGGAAGAAATGAGGGCATAATGTATTAACCAGCTGGGTTAGTGAATTTCAACCAATCGATTGCATTCTTAATTGATTGGTGTCTCCATGTAATTATATTTAGTATCTCTTTTAAACAGTCAACACATTCAGTAAGATATTCTACTTTTAGTTTCATATCAGATAAATCTTTATCTGCATTGAAATAGTAATTGTAGTCTTGTTTGATTACTCTATGACCTTCGAATGGGTCATAAGACCATCCTAGTTCATCTATCTCTTCTTTAGATAACTTATCGGTATACCATAACCACTTCTTCTTTAGAAGTTGATTATACTTCACCTCATAAGATTTAAGAGATAGTCTCTTTTCGTTTAGGAGTTCTAGGTATTTTGCATGTAAAGAAGGTGTATTTAATGATGCTTTATCTAAATCAATCTGGTCGATTACAGAATCAACCTTCCACATATTTTGTATTTGTTCTAATGTCATAATATAATTATACCACGAAAGTGGTATTTGTCCACTTAATTACGATGTGGATGCTATTTCAAAGTTTGTAAATTGGAAAGATGCAGTACAAGTTACATATGATAAACCACCTGCTACAGTAGTATCCATTGTAATCTCACCTAATGATGTAGGGAATGCACCCTCTATTCTTATATATCTATTAGGATTATTTGCAGCTGTAGTAACTACAATAGTCATATCTGAGTATAATGCATCGTAATCACCAGAACCATCATATGGTTGGTCTGCTCTTCTATTTGCACCTACAAGACTTCTAAACTTCTCTGGGTCTGTAGAACTAGTAAGTTGAGACATCCATGTATATAACTCAGTCCAGTTTTCCATGTTTTCATCAACAATAAAAGTGACAGTTATTTCACCAAGATTTAGTTTATCGCCAGGCACTTTAACATTTAAACCTAGATTAGTAGGTTGTTGTATCTCTGCAACACTTACAGATGGTACATTTACTCCAGTTGCAAAATACTTTGTATGAGGTAGTTTTTTAACTAATAGTTCAAACTGAGTTGGTGCAAGATAAGATAAATTGTCTGGTAAGTTTCCAGCCCATGTTGCAGTTGTTATTTGTCTTGTAGTCATAGTAGTATTTATAACGATGAGAAAGGGAGTCTAGGACTCCCTTCCTTTTAATTTATGCAACCCATCTTGTACCACGATAGATTCCTTGTTTAGAACCTTTCGAAGATACTGACTTAATTGCATCGTGTTTGACACCTCTGTAAATTCCACTTTGAGACTTTGCTTTCTCAACATGTAAATTTTCTTTGGTGACTTTGATACCTCTATAAGTAGTCATCTCTGCCTCCAGTTTTCGTTTCGATTTCGTACATATATCTTTCGATATACACCCTTCTCAACGCGTTCCTTCGGTTAGATTGTCGGTCTCTGTTCCCTCACATGGGGTACTTAGCTTGCCTTTCAATATGAAAGAGGTTTTCCTATCTACCTACTTCCGCTGTATTTCTACAGTGAACGATGGTATTCGATTGAATACCATTTATATTTATAACACTTGCATCATAGGTACATAATTTAGTATAATAGGTTTTTATTTAGTGAGGTATATATGTTAAGTAAAACTTTAATCAAGGAACTCTCCAAATTGGGGTCTGTTTCTGAGTTAAATGAGGTAATCTCATTTTCAAGGTCTGTAGTCGAGGGTAAAACCAAAGCTGCTCTTTCAGTAGGTCAAAAGGTCTATGTGGTTCAAAAGACTAAAAAAACTCTTGGTACAATTACTAAAATTGCAATCAAGAAAGCAGTGGTTGAACTTCCACAAGGTTCTTACAGAGTTCCACTTTCAATGTTGGAAGCTGCATAGGTTATATTTTATAAGTGAGGTATGAGGAAAAATGGCATAAATTAAAGTAACGGCAGACTGACATAGGTCGATAGTCAATCACCCCACCTTGGGTTTATATTGAAGGTTCGCAACCTTCCCCAGAGGTGGGTTTTTTTAGCAAAAAAAAGGGACTCCGAAGAGTCCCTTTTAGAAAAGTCTACGACTTTTAAAAAACCTTATAGAATATTCTCTACTTCGATTTTTCTGTAGTAGAAGTTTGAACCAGCTGAAGCTAGACCATCACTAGGAGAGCTTCCCACGAATGGGTTAGATATCATTCCATATCTTGTTTTAAAACCAATCTTAGGTTGGAAAGAGTTTTCACCAATTGCACGAACCATTTGTAATGGAACATATGGGCAATAGAAAACACCAGCATCATATGGGTTTGAACCTCTATAACCAACAGTCATGTAACCTTCGTTACTATGACCACTAACTGGGTCAAGAGTGTAGTATGGGTCAATATAAACTTTATATTTACCATTTAAAACACCTACGAATGTGTTACCAGCGTCATCAACATTTAACTCAGTGTTAAGTGCAGGCGCATAGTCCAACATTCCAGCCATTGATAATGCAGAAGCAACATCAGATGAACAAAGGATAAAGTTACCTTTTCCTCTTCTTGATTCTCTTGCGATTACATTAGCATCTCTTTCAACTTGGAAGAGCATACCTTTGAACTTCTCAACTGACCATCTACCAGATGAATCAACA